CTGTACTGTCTCTTGATGACCACATCTGTAAGTTACATTATACTTTGCCATAATTTGTTTCTCCTATAAATTAAACGTGAATAATTAGTGACTGGTTAAAACGTCGCAAACTCACCAGCCTGAACAATGAAGGTCTGCCGTATCACTTTGCCTGTGTACGTTTTTCAGACGTACAAATATAATAGTAATACGTGAGTCTTCATTATATTGTGTTCGTTTATATACTTATTCTATAATTCGTAATTAGATGCTCTTTTTGCTACTCATTTATTTCTGCTTTTCGCTTCCCTCGCTCATATCATCGCGCTTCCGCTAAAGCCTTATGCGTTTCACCGCTCATAACTTTCGCTCGTGGCAGGCACCGCCACAATTTTATTTATAGTCGGCTATTAACCGACTCCCGTATTATATTGCTATCTTTAATAATACGTTGTTTCAACATGTCAAATGTGTGTGTGTTTCACTAAACACATTGCAAAGATACGGCGAAAAATTGATATAAAAAATGTTTTTAACGGAATGAAACACTTTTAACTTTGTGTGCGAACACAATAACAAAATAAATGTTTCTTAACACGACGATTAAAGGTTTATTTACAATTGAAAGCCCCAAATGAAACACTTTTTTACGTGTGTACGCACACAACACAAAAACATTGTAATTTCTAAATACTTTTTAACTTAATCCTTTTAACATGGCCTTTTTATATAATATACAGTACATAATACGCGCGTATATAGTGCCACATTTCCGTAAATGGCCATTTAACGCTATTTACAAGCCCGCTGCCGTGCTTTTCCAGTTGTTTGGTGTAATTCATACCCAAGTACAAACAAAACGATTTGTGTGCGCACACAATTCTAAATAACCGGGAAACATTAAATGTAAATAATACACTTAATATATAAATCATGGTACTTTGTTTTATTGCTTGTTTTCTTTTCTTTTCTTTTTCTTTTTCTTTTTCTTTTTCTTTTTCTTATATTATATATATATATATTATATTTATATTTATATTTATATTATATTTTCTTTTATATCACTTTTCTTTTGCCTGTTGGGTATGATATATTATATTATTCTTTATTCGTTGTTTATAGGGCTTAAAATACCATTATAACACACACAAACAAACAATAAAAAAGATACTTTGTTTGGTGCCAAAATTTCATTCAAGTTTTTTGTGTATTGCATTACCCTTCGATTCAACGCGTTACAACGTGCAAAAGGTATTATTTTAATATACGTATGATAATAAAACGAACGTTTTAGAATCATAACGGCTTGATTTTCAATGATTTACGTGCTTTTATAGGTGGGGGGGGGGTAAAAACGGACAAGGTATTGTGTGGTGCAAACACCTTATTTCTGAAAAAAAATTTAAAAAAAGAAAAATTCGAAAATTTTGAAAAACGATTTTAAGGCCGTTTTAAGGCGTTGTTTTTATGTCGGTGGGTAATTAGTCCACTTATGGTATAAAAGTGCCTTATAGGGCTTAAAAAGTGGCTTAAATCGAATTATTTAGTATTTGGTTGCCAAAGGTCTTTTGAAAAAGTATGTTTTGTGTGTGTTGGATAATATATAGTTTACCATTATACGAAAATATGGTAAACTTTATATATAGTATGCTTTATATATATAGTTACTTATATATTATATAGTAATCTTTATATATAGTATTTACTATTTTTAATAAGTTACCCTTATTATGTTAAAGTAGTGTTAAATATGGGTTTATTTTGGAATTATTCAAAATATAATATTTATTTTTGCACCGTGTTTCGTGTTATTATGGTTTACTATATATCATGGAATACCAATTAAAATAGTTACTTAGTATAAATAAAAGAAAGTTATTTATGGCAAATGTGGTTACAAAGTTAGATGGTGAGGTTCGCTGGGGTGCTATTCTTGGTGTCTTACAAACCGATGGCGACAAATTCCGCATGGGTTTATCGCGTAAGCTCAAAAAATCGTTAAAAAAAGAAGCACGGTGTGTATAGGTTGCAATACCATCCGAACACCGAAACCGTAGTTACTATAAATTCACAAAACTAATATTTTATATTTTATGATTACAAAGGAACAAACAAAAGATTTCATTGCCCGTGCATACGATACTGCCGTTAAGCACGGATTTCACGAAAAGATGTTGACAGTCGAGCACATGATGATGCTGGTGCTGTCGGAGATAGGTGAAGCCGTAGAGGCAGACCGCCGTAACCTACATGCCAATTTGCACGGTTTTGAAATTTGCAAGGACTTGACTTACAATGACAGGTTTAAGAACTATGTAAAGGATAGTGTGGAGGACGAGATGAGCGACGTAGCCATTCGCCTTTTCGACCTTTGCGGAACATTGAACATCACGCCTACCGACCGCTTCGAATCGCACCGCGAACTCTTTAAGGATTTCCGAAAGAACTACCAACGGCACTCTTTTTGTGAACGCGCCTTCGTTCTTTCCGCTATCCTTTGCCATGCCGACGGCGCAAGCGTGACGGATGACGGTAGCGGCAAAAGCCTACCCGATATTATCGGTGCGGCACTGTTCTTTCTTTTTGCTATGGCTGAGGACATGAATGTGGACTTTATACGCCATATCGAACTAAAAATGGAATATAACGAAACAAGACCAAAGAAACATGGCAAGAAATATTAAGACGTATTTTAAGCCGTTTTAGTGCGTTTTCTTTTCGTTGTGGTAGAATTATACTACTCAGTTAAAGAAACGCTTTCTCGTGGATTAAAATGGCCAAAAACGACAAATAAACATCACAGGTTATGGATAAGAAAGTAAACACACCACATAAAAAGGTAACTGTTTGGCATGTAGATGCGCGTTGTTACATGGAACTTTTTAATGATTGGATGGCAATATGACATGTTCGAAATGTAAGTTTTGGACTAAATCCAAGATAAACGGCAATCATTGCACATGTCTTTGGCATACCAAGCCATGTGAACAAATACGGCGTTACAAGGCAAAGCAAAAGCGTAACAAGAAAAAACTTGAAATGTATGGTAAAGGTGCTAAGAAAATGCGTTTTTGATTATGATTGAGATAGACAACATCTACAACATGGACTGTCTGGAGGGGATGAAGCAGATTCCAGACGGAACGATTGACCTCACGGTGACATCGCCACCGTATAACGTAGGCATTGATTATGGCGAAAGTTACAACGACAACAAGCCGTTGCATGAATACCTCGCTTTCATCAAGGACGTAATGACCGAGTTATACCGAGTAACGAAGAAAGGCGGTCGTGTTGCTATCAACGTAGCGAACACTGGGCGCAAGCCTTACATACCGCTATCGTCATACATCAACATCATGGCGATAGAGTTAGGCTTTCTTTGCCGAGGTGAAATCATCTGGGACAAAGGTGCAAGCGTCGGAACAAGTTGCGCATGGGGAAGTTGGCGTTCTCCATCGAACCCAAGTCTGCGAGATATTCATGAGTACATCATGATATACAGCAAAGGCGACTACAAGCACGACGGGAAAGGCGAGGCAACGTTAGAGGCTGACGAGTTTATGGAGAATACAAAGTCAATATGGCAGATGCAAACGGCAAGCGCAAAGGCTCTCGAACATCCTGCGCCATATCCGCTTATTCTTCCGCAAAGGATAATGCGCCTGTATTCATTCACGGGTGACACCGTTCTCGACCCGTTCATGGGCAGCGGCACGACGGCCATCGCTTGCATCAAGGAGTGTCGGCACTTCATCGGCTTTGAGTTGAATAAGGAATACTACGACAAGGCAAACAAAAGGATAAAGTTAGAACAACAACAATTAAGTTTATTTTAAAATATTATAATTATGGAAATCCAAGGTAGAGTAATTGCAATTTTAGAGCCACAAAGATTTGTTTCTAAAAAGAACGGAAACGAATATGTGACTACAGTGTTTGTCATCGAAACCCCTGGCCAATATCCTAAGAAAGTGGCCATGAAAGTAATGGGCGAGGATAAGTTCAAGCAGATGGGCATCGTCATGGGCGGTACTTACAACGTTTCATTTGACGTGGAAAGCCGCGAATGGCAAGGCAAATGGTTTACGGAATGTCGAGCGTGGAGAACGCAAAGGGTGGACGGTACGCAAGAACAAACGCAACAAGCCACTACACAGACCTCTCAAAAACCAGCCCCTGCGCCTGCACAAAACCCTTTCCCCGAAAATAACGGCGGTGACGGCGACGGGTCTGATAATCTACCGTTCTAAAAACTTAAAATATTTGTTGATATGGGATTTTCTTTGTATCTTTGCAAAAGTGAAAGTTCAGTAAGTGCGTTGTCAGCTACATAGGCGCACAAACGACAAGATAAATGTTATAACAATTTTGCCGAAATAGGCGATAAGAAAGACGAGTAGCTGCGTTGAGTATTATCGCCTATTAGGTTTATTAAAACAGCTACAATTATGGAACACAGATTCAATGTACAATTTGCAAAAGATTATGGAATCGAAGAAGCAATATTAATTGAAAATCTTTACTTTTGGATTGCAAAGAATGTTGCCAACGAAAAGCATAAGTATGAAAGACGCTATTGGACTTACAATAGTGCAAAGGCTTTTGCTGAGTTATTCCCTTACATAAACGAAACAAAAATATATCGCGTGTTGTCGCATTTGGAAGATGTTGAATTTATAATCAAGGGAAAGTTTAGTAAAGATAAGCATGATAGAACAAACTGGTATTCTTTTTCCGATAAAGGTTTGTCACGCTTGAATACAGAAAAGTACGATACTAAGAATTTTTCGGAAACTTTTCAAAATGACGACATGGATTTTGCAAAAATGCAAAATGGAAATTGCAAAAATGCAAAATGTATATTAATTAATAAAACAGATATTAAACAACAAATAGAAAACAAAGAAGAAGATATTATCATATCTTCAAAGAAAAACGACTATCAAGCGATTGTTGATTGCTGGAATGAACACAACGGAAGGAAACTTGGCAAAGTTACCAAAGTTACCGAAAGACGAAAGAAAGCAATTAAGAAAGCATTGGATGATAACGGCATAACACAAGAACAACTTATGCTATTCTTTAAGACGCTACCACTTGCTGATAAGTGGTTGTATAATCCAAACAGACAACACGCGAATTGGAAGCCAGATTTTGATTGGTGGCTTTCAAATCCTAATGGTTGGCTTACAAAAGGACTTGAAGGTAAGGTTCATCTTGAAAATCCGCAGGCATATTCATCTATCATGCTTGGTAAAGATGCACCATACACACCATTAACCGACGGTGCATTGTCGTGGAACGAATACTATAATTGCTATATGTATGTCGGCTATTGGGATGGCAAGCACATTCCCGACGGCTACGATGATGACACGCGCCCCGACGGTGCAAGTGTAACGCTTAACAACGGGCGTGGCACTTTGGTATGGTCTGTTATTACTAAGACTTGGAATAAGGTATGAACTACGTCATAGAAAAGCATATCACGAAAAAGTACGAGGTAACGGATATTGCGCGTTTCTTAAAGTACGCTACATTTGTAGGTGGCCGAAATGGGATGCGCAATACCCCAAAGACGTGCTTTCGTTGCGGCCATAAGTTCACCGATGACGAATATACATACCTTGGTGTAGTTAAAGGTGATAAGAACCGTATTTTTTGCAAGTCATGTGCCGAGCATATTGCATCTATTATTGGAAAAGAAAAGTTAAGTGAGCTATGTTAGATGTCGAAACAATAAAAGAATGGTGGCGCGTATTTGTCGGTGACGGCAATATGGTTGAGGTGCGCATACTTGGTAAGTTCCAATATAGCGGCTATTTCAAGTCATTGGATAATCTTATCAAGGAAATAGAGCCGTATGCGGAAATGGATAACGAGCAAATCTATTTCACGTTGAACGAAATCAATGCCGATTGCTACGGACGGCAACAATGCGAAAAGATGGTAAAGTCACCAAAGACAACCACCACCGATACAGATGTAGTGCGCCGTAAGACCGTATTGATTGACTTTGACCCAATACGTACTACTGGCGTGAACGCAAGCGAAGCGGAATTTGAACTTGCACACAAGAAAGCGCAAGCGGTTTTCAAGTATTTGCGTGAGCAAGGTTTCAGTGACCCCGTTATTGCAGTAAGCGGCAACGGTTGGCATTTGCAATACTTTATCGAGGATTGCCCTAACAACGATGACAACACGAAAACGATTAAGCGTTTTTTACAGTCATTGTCTAACATGTATTCCGACGATAAGGTAGATATTGACGAAAAGGTATTTAACGCAGGCCGTATTTGCAAGTTGTATGGCACAATGGCAAAGAAAGGCGCGAACATTCCCGAAAGACCTTGGCGTATGTCTAAGTTGGTTTATGTGCCAAAGAATATCAAGGCCAACGATGCCGCTTTATTCCAAAAGATAGCGGACTTATTGCCAAAGGAAGAACCAAAGCCATTGCCTAACCGTCAGCGTCCGATATATAATAGTGCGCCCTTTGATTTGCCGTCATGGTTACGTGAACATGGAATAGTGTACCGCGAGAAAAAGAGTGGCGATTCTACACGTTACGAGTTGGAATATTGCCCTTGGGTAGATACGCATAGCGACAAAAAGAAATGGGATAGCGCATTGTTCGTTGATAGTCAAGGTAAGATAACTTTCAATTGTACTCATTCGCATTGCAAGGGTAAGACGTGGCAGGACGTGCGTCTACACTATGAGCCTAATGCTTATGATAGGCCAACGTTTCAACCGCAATATGCACCACGTCAATACGCACCACAAAAAAAGTACGAGATTAAAGAAGAAATTCCAGAACTTGGAGAAAAATGGCTATCCATGTCATCTATACAAAAAGTGGATTTGTCAAAGTTGGAACATTATGCTACTGGCTTTACCGAACTTGACAAGAACATAATCGGTCTTTATATGTCCGAAGTAACCATATTATCTGGTAGTAATGCAAGTGGTAAATCATCATGGCTGAATACACTATTGCTAAATATAATACAACAAGGAGCAAAGGTTGCGCTATGGTCAGGAGAATTACGGCCAGACATTCTTAAAACGTGGGTGCAAATGGTTGCGGCAGGTAAGAATAACCTACGCCAATCAATGTATGGTGACGGAAAATATTATGTGCCGAACAATATAGCAGAGCGTATAGACCAATGGTTAGATGGAAAGTTTTTCTTGTATAACAACGAGTACGGGGCAAAATGGCAACAAATCTTTCACGACATGGAATTGCTCTTAAAGGTTGGTGTAAAAGTATTTGCTTTGGATAACTTGTTTAGCCTTGATATTGATATTCTTGATGGTGACAAGAACAGCAAACAACGTGAATTGATTTTACAAATAAAGGACTTTGCGAAAAAGAACCAAGTCCACATCATATTGGTTGCACACCCCAGGAAAGTGACCACGTTCCTTAGAAAAAACGATATAAGCGGAACATCGGATTTGCAAAATGCGGTTGATAAAATATTTATAATCCATCGTGTGAATAATGACTTTTTCCGTGCTGGTGCGGAGTTTTTCGGGCAAAGCGAAATCCAGCGTTTTCAAGGTTTCGGAAATGTCATTGAAGTGTGCAAAGAAAGACTTTATGGTGTTGTTGACCTTATGGTAGGTATGCAATATGAAATCGAAAGCCGCCGTTTTAAGAACGATGTAAACGAAAACGTGCAATATGGATGGGAAATAGAACCTACGCAAAGCACCATGACGTTTGATGAACAGCCAAAGCAGCAATATAATGCCGATTGGAACTACCGTAACAACGATGCAAACGACGATATGCCGTTTGGTGCGCCGTCAGACGATGCAGCTCCGTTTTGATATATTAACATAATAAAACTTAAAAGATAGTGTGAAATTTGGAATATTCAAAATTAGCACTATCTTTGCAACGAATTTCAAATAATAATTAGTTTATTCACTTATTAAAAACAAAACATTTATGAAAGCAAGACATTTCATCGACATGCTAATAGAATTGGAATATGGCGGAGGTAACGAAACTAAGTAAGGCTTTCAAAGAGGACGCACAAGAGTACTCTTTCAACGTCGAAAGCGAACTTTTCCACCATTTGCCAAAGTCATTGCAAAAACTTTGGAAAGTGGAAACCGAGCAGCATTTCATCAACGGTATGCGTCACATGCTGGAAAATCCCAATGGCGGCGCGTTGCTTTACGTAAACCGTAAGTCGTATGAAATCGGACTACGCGAGGCGTTAAATTCGCTTTGGAACTATCCCGAAATGACTACGCCAAAGGTTGACCGCAATTGTTTGATTGAAATGATAGACGGCCATATTTACATTGCGCGTTATAGCGGAAAGTTATGGTCATTTGCCGACGGCTATCCAGTAGGAAAGAACGAAAACGGCGACATCATGTATTCAAGTTGGTGTAGCATCGACCCGACATACGAAGTCAAGCGTTGGTGTTATGTTCAAGCCTTATTTCCCGAAAAAGCGAAAGAAAGCCACGAGAACGGCTTAATTCGTTAAAGGTGGATAAGTTGCCCACGGCGAATATAAAAACGCAACAGAAACGACGAGAATAGCGAAATTTGAAAGATTATGGCACAAGATAGCAAAATAGATAGCATGAATTTGTTTGATATGCTAAATGTACCGCCGATAGACGTTAAAAAAGTCGTAGGTGGTAAAACGTGCTGTACTTGCATACATCGCAAGCGTTTTTCACTAAATGAATATTCGCCAAAAATAATACAATGTTGTGAAATGAAACCGTCGAAACGTAGCAATAGCGGATTTGTGACTATCAAGGTTACAGACACGGCTTGCTATGCTTACGCGGAGGAAACAAAATAAAGATTATGGCAGATTTTACGGTCACAGGATTTATAAACACGGTCAAATACCTACCCGGTGCGGCCTTGGTGTTCATAGACGAATTTAAACGCGGATATAAGAAATCAAATGGCGAAACGGTCGATGATAAGTACCTTTCATGGAAATGCTTGTTTAAGCCGTATTTCAAGAAATACATCAACGAACATTTTTCCAATGGTATGTTGGTGCAAGTCAAAGGCGAAATATTGCCTTATGCAATCCAAAACCAAAACATCGTTGACGGGTATTCCGTATTAGGCCAAACAATCAATCTTGCATCTTTCCCACGTGCAAGCGTGAAACAAGAAAACAAGATGATTAAGGAAAGCCAAATGCACGATACTGCGACACCCAATCTTGATGAATACAACAAACCAGATTTTTAGAATATACATACCGCTGGAACGGCGGAAATTAAAGCGTGTGGAGACATGAGCAAGGATGCTTGCGCAGCCCACGAAGCCCATGAGTCTTTAGCTCATGGGTAGTTCACTGTTATATAACCCAAATATTTAACTTAAAAAAATTACGTAATTATGAGTTCAAAAACAGACATGGAGCAAACCATTCAAACCCTCAAAGGCGACAACCAAGAGTTGATGAAGGAAAACGCCTCGTTGAAACGTAAAATCGGTGGCTTTAAGGCATCGAATAACCGTTACAAGAAACAAGCAAAGAATGACGCCCTTTACGTCAAGTCTTTGCAGAACGACCTCGACAAGTGCAAGAAAAGAGCGCAGGACGAGGTTGGCCGCATCTATGCTTATGCAAAAGATACCGACGAAAAGAACGAAAAGAAATCCGAACAAATCGCAAGCCTTAACGCTACCGTTGAGGAAAAAGACCGCGTGATTGCTGGCCTTAAATCGAAAATCGCCGAACTTAACAAGCGCATCGCCAACAACGAAAAGAACATTCAAGACCTTACGGGCGAGCGTGACGTTGCCATCGCAAACTATGAATATGTTTGTGGGTTGCCTTGGTATCAAAGAATGTTCTTCAAAGGCAAGTAAAATCTTTGTTGTTAAAATTTCCATAAATGTTAAGTGGTCACTATCCTCGCGGACGGTGGCCACATTTCTTTTCGCTTTTATTTGTTTGGAATCTGAATTTTACGCAAAAAGAAATTTAGAAAGACTTTAAACCAAGAAATCTTATGTTGTGGGTGCGTCAAGACAATGCAATGTAATAGTACCCATCATGTATGAATCGCTACCTCTACAAAGTTTCTGCGCAGTTGGCTTGTATTCTTTTATGCAAACACAATGAGCATACTTATTCCCCATGTATGCCGATTTAATCCACACGTCAGAATTTGTCATGTAGTTTACAAAGCAGTCATGTTGCGTCAATACGTCAATCGTAGATGAAGCGTATTTTTGCTTTACGATAAACGTTATTTCAATATCTGTGTTTTCGCGGATAACAACAGGATTGTTACTACCGTCCAATGTCGTAATCAAGAAATCCTCCGCTTGGGTGTTCACCCATTGCGCATTATAGACGTTCACGGGCTTTCCCTTTGCATTGAAACCATCGACTTTCAACACGGCCACGCCGTCAAACAACGTGGTAATATCCTCGAAAGTACCGTTTTTAGTATTTTTAGCGTAATAACGCCCACTTGATTTATTTGCCATAGTCGTTTATAATTTTAATTTCTTGTTAAACACCTTTACGTCGGCAAGGCAATACTTTCCAAGTTCAACTTGTGCCTTATCCGAATATTTGTATATTACTACCTTGCTGTCCTCGTCGGCATCGTCAATCGTTACCTTGCTATCATCGAATAAATAAATGTGCGGACAATTATATCCGTCAAGTGACAAATGAACACGCGAACCACACCCGACGTAAATAACGGGGCATTTAGACGTTTCAACCGTCACATTGGTATTGTTACACCACATAAGGGATAAAACGTCAACAACGGCTTTAAAATCGCCCTTAAATCCAACGTATAGCGAATAAGTATAGCCGTCCACGCCGTCTGCATCGTTTATAACAGCGTTTCCATTGATATAATCGTCAAATGTTTCTTGTATGTATTCCTTACTAAGCCCCATGCCGTTATAGCAATAGTGAATGAAATGCGGCAAACTTTGTTGAGCCATAACCAACTTTACCAATTGTTCTTTGTTGTCATGGCAAGCCCTCCAACGGTCTTTGTATTCTGAACAAAGACCATTGGAAAGCGAGTGTTTATAATAATTGAATAAATCTTGTGCCATATTGTGTTTATGAATTAAGTTCTACGACGATAGCGCGTCCGCTTGGATTAAGCACACCTGTCAAAATCGACTCAATGTTTTGTTGCACTTGGTATGATTGTTGTAACTGCAATAGCATTTGCGAGAACACCCCAAGTTGAACATCCATATCGAACGACATTATTGTGTCACGAATTTGCACCAACAGGTTGTTTCTAAGATATGCTTGTTGTGACATACCATTGAGGTACGCTTCGACCGCAGATGCCGTTTCCTCGCTTACACCAGCAATGCCTTGCTGTAATGCCGACAAGTTCTTTTCTTGTTCAGAATTAACACCAAATGCTATTCCCAATGCTCCGTACAAATTGACAAGGTCGTCGTTAATTTGCTCGGCAATAGACTTGTCGCCTATCAAGTTTTTCAATCGTTTTAATTCGTTCATTGTGATTTCCGCACCTCCTTCGGACTTTTCGTCCGTCAGTTTGTCAACCTCGTCAAAAATCTTTTGTAAGCGTTTGGAAACAAGATAAGATGCAACACTTTTTGCTATCATATTGTCAATCATATCATCAAACTTTTCATTTAATGCATCCATCGTGTCACCACCCTGTCTCCATGCGTCAACCCATGTGGAAACGAATTGTTCTGCTGCGTCCTTAATATCGCTACCCAACAAATTCGCAACAACATCTTTTTTCAACTCTGCAATTTCAAGTTCCAAGTCTTGTATTAATTCTTGATATTCCTTGATTTTATCATCGTCGCGGTCTTTTGAACGTTTGCTTTGTTCAAGTTGCATTTGGCGTTTCAGTTCCTCAACTTGCCTTTGCTTGTTTTGGATTTGTTCTCGCCTTGCTTGCAATTCTTGTGCGCCCATAGCGTTATTAACCACAGCATCCAATTCCTTGTAAGCCATGTTTAATTGCCTAACGGTTTCAACGGATTTTGCTATTTCTTTGTTGATACGCTTTGTTCGTGCGCTACCGTCACCAAACAAACTTGCAATGCCATCACCGATGCCAGCGAACACATCAACCACGCCATTCACGATGCCGAACACGTCGCCGCTTTGTGCGCTTGATACCACGCCACTAATGCCTTTGCCCATGCGTGCAAGCCCATCAATAGCACCGTTAATAGAATCGCTAAATTCAAAGCCGAATGTGCTTTGTAGGTTATCGCGTAGGTCGGCCAACGATTGCAAGTTTTGTCCGATTGCTTGCAATAATGTGGCGATTTCGTTTGCTTGTTCCTTGAACAATTTAGTCATCATGTTATACTTTTGCGCTTCCTTGTCGGCGGCGTTAAGTATTTCCTTTAACTTTGCAAGTTTATCTTCCTCTAACCCTAATTGTTGTGCAAGTGCTTCGATAGCCTTTTTGTTGGTCGGTATCTGTGCTTTCTTTTGTTCGTATTGTTCTTTAAGTGCAGCAACAACCTTTTCTTGCGCATCGTAGTTACGTTGCGCCGTAATAAAGTCTTTTTGCGCTTGTTTGCCCGTCTTACCAACGGCTTTCATATAGTCTTTGGCGTGTTTGATTGCGCCCTTGAAAGGGTTACGTGACATCAATTCCTTTTCAAGTTTGGTATATTGCGCAGTTATTTGCTTTAGTTGTTCGGGTTTAAGATTGTTCATAGAACCCTTAACCTCGTCCAACTTTTCTTTCATTGCCATTAACGCGCCAGTCGATGCAAGCTCCAAGTTTTCAAATAATTCCACATACAATCTTATGTTTGTAAAGTTGTCCCATTGCGCTTGCGACTTTTCTTTGGCAGCTGCAGTATCAATTGCTTGTCGCTTGCGATTGTATTCGGGACTATTGCGCATCGCATCGGTGTAATAAGCCTCGTTAAGTTTCTTTATCTTTTCAAGTCTGTCCGCCTCGATTTCGGCAACCTTATCCGAATAATTGCCGTACTTCTTAACGTAATCGTCAAGCATCTTTTCGGTTTTCACCATGTTTTGCTTGAACATCTTACGCCAAATATCTTGCCACTTGATAAGTTCTTTCAACGGTTCGCTTTTGATGTCTATGCCATTCCATAACCCGTTTTCGTCTCCTTTAATGTTCGTTTTCATAAGGTCAAAGCCATCAATGTCAAAAGTCCCGTTCATGGACTTTCTTAATTCATTGAGTTTACTCCTTGCAATAGTAACTGCGCGGTCGTAAGCCTCGCCGAACGTGTGCGGCAAACTATCGGTGTCAATGCCAAACATATCCGCAAACATATCGCCCAATTCTGGATTTGCGTCCAATTCGATAGCCAACTCGTACTCGTCCTTTATCTTTCCAAGTTCACTATTCAAACCGTCAGTGACTTTTTTCATGTCGTAGGTCTTTGCATCAACGGTAAGTTTTTGTATTTCAACGTCCAATGCTTGCAAAGACGATGTTTTCACCTTACCGCTTGCTAATAGGGCTTTCCGTTGTTCCTCTAACGATTGCAACAAACTGCGCACGTCCTTTCCTGCGAAATTAGCGGCATTGAACTTGTCTATACCGAATTTCGACAGAACTTGATTGATACGTATGATAGTTGCCTCGTAGCCCTTTGATGCAAGGTCGATAGCATCCATATTGGAAACGCCAGACTTACGCAACTTGTCATAGTTGCTTTGCATCTCGCGGATAAGTTGTAGTTCTTGCTTTAACGCTTCGGCTACAACGTCCTCTGGTTTACGGTTTCCACCTTTACGGCCTTTCTTTTCCTCGGCATATTGTTGGTGGAACAAATCAAGCAAATTCTTTCTTTGTTGGATTTCGCGGTCATTAGCTGCAATCTTTTCCTTAGACCATTGTGTATC